AGACCATCGTATGTTTGAAAAGATAGCTATGAGGCGGCCATCATGGGATCGCTCAGTGTCTGCGCGATAGCCTGGAATGAAGCCGAGCTAATCGGGCCAATGCTGCACAGCGTGTGCAGGTTGGCTGACGAGATCGTTATCGGGATCGACACGCGCACCACGGACAGGACGCGCGAGCTAGCGGCCGACTATTGGGCCAAGACGGTCGACGTGGACTGGCGCGATGATTTCAGCTACGCGCGCAACCTCACGCTCGACGCGGCTACCGGCGATTGGGTGTTCGTACTCGACGCTGACGAGCGGTTGACACGCGAGGGCGCAGACGCCATCCGCAAGCTAATCGGCTTCGCGCCGGTCGCGCCCGGGCCAGACTCGGTGACCGGGATGGCGTTTGTGATGAGTGAGCACAGCCTGGACGGCTTGACGGTGTACGGACAGCACTACACGTCTATGAGGCTGTTCCGGCGCACGCCAGACATACGCTACCGTGGCGTGGTGCATGAGGAACCCTGGTATCTCCCAGACGTGCCTAGCACGCTCGTAGGGCTTATTTCGGGTGCTGCGGCCATTGCCCACGTCGGGTACGACCCGGCGATATGGGTTGGGCGACAGAAGCACGCGCGTAATGTGCGGATGCTGGAAGCGCGCGTAGCAGCCGATCCAACGGACAGCTACGCGCGTTCCAAGCTAGAGCAAACCCTGGCGACTGATCAGCCGTTTACTACCGAAAAAGTCGGTTGAGCTTCGCGCGCGGTATGCCGACGATGTTTCCACAGCCAAGGCACACATAGTCGGGCGGCAGGGCTGCTAGCTCGGCCTGCGTTACCTGCATAGACCCGTCTGACGTGCCCTGGAAGCCCTCCCCGCAGGAAGGGCAATCCACGTACAGGCTGACAATCTTGACCAGACCGACGACATAGCGTTTCATGCTTCGTCTGTTTCAAGAGCGAGGCAGTTCGGGCAGACCATCCATCCGATGGCGGCGTTGTCAAGGCTCGGAGACAGTTGGCGCGTGACGATCTCGCAGTTGTCGCATGCGGTCGGCTGTGTGTTTTTCATAGCAACACCATATCACCACCCAATGAGGCTGTCAATACCCAATGCCGGGGATGCCGGCACAGGAGCGAAACGTGAGCGAAGAGAAGCCGGCCGAGACGGCCGCAGGCACAACCGAGACGGTTGACGACACAGACGACGAGCAGGAAGAGCCTGGGCAGGCCGAGCTACCAGAAGCTGTCAGGCGCACACTCAAGACGTTGCGCGCTGAGGTAAAAGCGTCTAAGCTTGCTGCTAAGCAAGCTTCTGAGCGTGAGGCTACAGCGGCACGCAAGCTACAAGAGAAAGCCGACGCAGAGCTTTCCGAGACGGAAAGACTACGCAAGCAGGTCGACGAACTCAAGGCAGCGAGCGTCAAAGCCGCACAGGAAGCACAGCGAGTACGCGACGAGCAGGCAATCGAGCGGGCGGCTGTTGAGCAGCACGCACACAAGCCGAGTGTCATTGTTCGTCTGATTGACCACGACGCTATCGAGCGGGATGCCGATGGCAAGCCCAACAACGTTGGCGTACTGGTCAAAGAGCTACTCAAGGAAAACCCGTACCTCAAAGGCGACGCGACAACCGGGCCTCCCGGTACACCGCGACCCGCCACATCTGAACCAAACTACGCCGACAGGGTGAAAGAGGCTCAGGAAAAACTGGCACAAACGGGCCTTTATCCGCGCTTCTAAACGCGTGTAATCCCCGCGAAGAAACACAGGAGATAACACTATGGCTGCTGTAGCCGCATCGGGAACTCCGAGCCTTAGCTCGGTTCTGCCCCCACAATCGCAGCAAATAGCGGGGCTGCTCGCGGGCGAAGCGCTCACCGCCGGCGCACCGTGTTACATCAAGGGGTCTGACGGAAAGGTGTATCTGTCGGTTGGAACGGCTGCTAACGCTGCCGCGAAAGTCGACGGATGGGCCGCTGAGGCATGCGCCATCGGTGAAGCTGTCACCCTGTTCTTTGACGTGAACTTTCGCTACGGCGCGAGTATGACCCCGGGCGCACGTCTTTTCATCGGTGCGACTGCCGGTGTTCTGGACAGCGTCGCGACCACTGGCGGCACTGCCCCGGTGGCCTTTGTTGTGGATGCGACCCGTATCCACGTCATGCTGTCGCGGTACTAGGGGGAGATTGAATCATGGCTTACGGAACCCTCAGTACCCTTGACACGCTGGCAACGGTTCGCCAGACCGTCATTGAGTTTGGCGAAGACCGGGCCTGGGACAGCATCTCGGCTGCCCTGGCTGCCCACAACGCACAGAAAGCCGACATGCGTGGCGACCTTGTCGAGCGCTCTACCGACGTTCGCCGGGCCTACGGTACGACCGATGCCAAGCGAATGGATGAGATGGACCAGTGGGGCTTGCCAGACGCGCAGAAGGTGACCGCCGGCGTTACGGTGGACTTCCCCCTGCGGCGCTACGGAAACAGTCTCCAGTGGACCTATCAGGTGTTCCGGCAGTGGCCTGTGTCGCAGCTTGCGGCAGAGGTTGCGGCCATCATGGACGCTGACCGGCTCAATTGGATCAAACAGGTAAAACGCGCCATCTTCAACCCGACCAACACCACGTTTATTGACAAGCTCGGACAGCCGGCGAACATCTCGCTCGCGGTCAAGGCGTTTGTCAACGCTGACTCGGCGGGTATCCCTGTCGGTCCGAACGGCGAGACGTTCGTGGGGTCTTCGCACACGCACTACCTGGGCAGCGCAACCCTGGACGTGACAGCGGCTGATGCGTTGGTCCTGGCGGTTCAGGAGCATTACAACAGCGGCGTCCCGCGTATCTATATCAACAGCGCGAACGAAGCCGCGTGGCGCGGCCTGACGGGCTTTGTGGCCTATGTGGACCCGCGCCTCACGCTCAACAGCAACGCCAATCAGCCTTTCACGCGGTCCAACATCAGCAACATTTACGACCGGGAAATCGGCCTGTATAAGAACGCTGTTGTGGTCATCAAACCGTGGATGATTGCGAACTTCGCGTTTGCCTATGTCAGCGGTGCGCCGGTGCCGCTTGTCGAGCGTGTCCCGACCATCGATGGCCTGGGCGATCTTCAGTTGATGTACGAAGACGAGAGGCATCCGCTTCGCGCCCGCTCGTACGAGAACCAGTTTGGCGTGGGCGTTTGGAATCGCACCAACGGTGCGGTCCTTGACTTCGCCAACGCTTCCTATACCGCGCCAACCATCACGTAAACCCGCGAGATACCGAGTCACCCTGCGGTCCCCGGACGGGTACTGGTGCCCTCCGATCCTGTCCGGTTGGGTGGCTCGGTTTCGCGCGAGATAGGAGCAGTACATGGCTGAGAAAGCAGCGATGGTGCCGGCGGCTGCGCTGGTATCCACAACCACGGTTGATCAGTCCCGACTCGGTGAGGCGGGCGCGATCTCGGCAGATGCCGCCGCGATGCTCGAAACGGAAGAGGGCGGCGTCTACGTCGTTGACGGTAAGAAAGTCAACGCGAACGGCGAGCCGGTCAAGTAGTCATGCCGGTGCCGACTTCGTATACCGAGCCGGCATTCGGGCGCTACATGCTGTCGGTCATCGATCAGGTAGGCGTCACGCTTGGGTGGGACGTTACCGACCTTGTGGTGCAGGAAGCCGTCTCAGACGCGCTACTGGACTACGGTGACGAAGCTATCGGTGATATCACCGGCAGCACCAACATCCGCAAGCTACGCGCACTCGGGCAGCGTGCTATCTGGCGTGCTGTGGTGCACGCGACCAGCGACTACTACAGCATTACCGACAACGGTCAGAAGCTAGAGCGCCAACAAGTCAACGAGCAGGCGCGGAAAAGCATGCTGCTCGCGCAAGAGCTTTGCGACACGGTAGGCGCTACTGATGGATGGAGCATGAGTGTGCATGCCATCGTTCGCCCGCACGATCCGTACAGCGTGATTGAGGACGATGCGCGGGTAACGCCGTGACGCGTCCGAATCCCCCACTCAGCGCGACACCCGAATACATAGCCCACGCACTGGAGTACATCATGGCAACACAGGCAGAAATTCAAGCAACCCTGGACCGCGTCGAGTCTTCGTTGGCAAGCGCTCGCGCGGCCATCACGCATCAGGTTGAGCAGCTTCGCGAGGCTATTGAGGCGTCCGGCGAGAACCTGACCGACGCACAGCTTGCTCGATTCAACGCGGTTGCAACAGGCCTGGACGATGCGTCTGCCGAGCTTGCGGCTGACGACGAACCCGCAGCCCCAAACCCGTAGAACCGTGGACGAGTATTGTCGCCACTGCGGCAAGCCTGCTGGCCGGGATGTATCGGCTACTCCTGACTGGCTTTGCTCGCATTGCCAGCACTATCAGGATTCGATGACGTGCCCAACGTGCGGCTCTGAGGTTCGCATCAGCCTCATGCCAGACAAGGCGGCACCGGCGGCGCATGCCCCGGTGAAGCCGCGCAAACCCCCGGAGGAATAGCAAGCTATGGCGGCAACAGCCTATACCCCAACCGTCTCGGCGGCGGCTGGCACTGTGCTCGCGGCACCGGCAGCGGTTGATGCCGCTAACGGAAATTCGTGGGTGAATACGAACCGTGAGATTATCGAGATCACCAACGGTGCTGGCGCGCCAATCACGGCGACGTTCACAACCTACGGCACGTATGACGTGGGCAGTGTGGCGTATGCCATCGCTGACCTGACGGTCACCATTGTCAACGGCACCACGAAAGTGTGCGGTCCATTCGACCGTACACTATTCAACGATCCGGACGGGTTGGTTATCGTCAACTGGTCAAGCGGCACCACGATCACGGCCCGGGTGATCACGCTCGGCACCGCGTAGCTTCTGATGCGGTTGCGTCCTGGCGAGCTTGATGCGTTGCGGCGTGTGCTGGACACTCAGAAGACAGCACAGGCCACGGTGCACCGACTCGCACAGGTTCGCGACTCAACAGGCGGGTGGATTGACACGTACGCGCCTATTCACACGTACGATTGCTCGTTTAGCCCGTTCCCCATCACGCCGTTAGAACGCGAGACGGCGACCAACGTGCGAGTGATCTCGGCCTGGCAATTCCTGTTCCCATCAGGCGTCGACATAATCTCGACAGACCGTCTTGTTGTCGGGACGCGTACCTGGGAGGTTGTACAGGCCGGGACTCGCAGTACCGATCTTCAAACACGAGTAGTAGCGCAAGAGGTAACTGTCTGATGGCTCGCGCGCGAGCACGCGTGTCGGTGCGGTTTGATACAGGGCGGCTGGACGAGTATGCGCGTCGGTTACCTACCGTAGGTAAAGAGGCAGCGCAAGAGATAGCGCACTCTATTCGCGACGTGGCGTCGCAGATTGCGCCGAAAGACACTACGTCGTTGTCGCAGTCAATCTACGTGAGTGATGGCG